ATCTTTGTATAATAAAACTTTTTCTTTCCAAACATCAATTTTTAATAAATCGGCTTGTGTTGATGGATTAGTTAATCCTAAGGTAAAGTTTGATAATTCATCTTCAAAACCTAATAAGAATAAATGTATGATAGCGATTTTATTCATTTCTGCAATCATAGATTTTTGAATTCTATTAATTGTTCTTGCAAAACGGATGTCTTGTAATGATAAATTCTTACCATCACCAACTACTTCCTCAAACCCTAAAAACGCCTTAGGTACCCGAAGTGCGGTTAATAATTTCTTTTGGATGTATTCAATATCAGCAATTTCAGAAAGGTTCTGAGCTCCAGGTAAAGTATCAATTGGATTTGGCGCTGCTTGGTCACGAACAGGAATAAAATAATCTTGGTCAACCGCCATTTGGTTAAATCTCATATCAACATTACCTGATTGACTATCAACCACCTGACTACGTTTAAATTTGTTTGCAACACGTTGTACATATGACTCAACATCTTTATCGTCCATGTTACCAACAAAAACTTTAAATACACGTCTTTCAGGTGCTCTTGAAGTTCGATAGATTAACATTGCGTCTTCCGACAATAATAATTGTTTCCAAATACGTCTTGCTTTTTCTAACATAGAAGTACCATAAGGTAATTTTCTATCATCACCTAATAATCTAAAGTGAGCAATTTCCCATGAATTAAATTCCATGTCTTTAGCTTTCCACTTAAATCTTAAACCTTTGTTTTCTACGGGTTCCTCAACGTTTGCAGATTTTGCCGCCATACCTCTTTCAAGTCGTTCAATCTCAATATTTGGTAATTGCATACAACCAACAATACCTTTCTCGGCGTCTAATTTTAGATAAACGAAATTATCACCGTATTTTGCGGTATTTCTTGTCCACATTGGTAAATTAGTATTGATGTCTAAAACATTATTAAATAAATCAATTAAGATTGATTTAATACGTTTAGATTCTGAATAAATTTGTAACATGTATCCATTTTGGTCAACAGTTGTTGATTCTTCACCGTAGATATCTAAAGCCGCCGAAATTTCGGGAGTATATTCCATAGATTCGTAATCATAGAATGATGCTAATCTTGTTGGTTCATAATAAACCGCTTGAGTATATAAGTTACTCTCAATTTTTGTCCATTGATTGGCTAAGTAAAACGTTTGTTGAGCTTGTAGTTTTTCTCTTTCGTATTCCTGTTTTGATGATGTTTTTAATAACTCAGTCTTGTCTAAATTATATGTTGGATAATCTTGATTTAACAGGGCGTTAGGCCCAAAAGCTTGGGATAACCTCTGCCAAACTGTAAATTGATTATTTTGATTATTTTCCATATAATAAATTTAATTCTAATTATCTATAATTAAATAGTTAATTTTGATTACCTTTTTTTCTGTTAGGGTCACCTTTTTGTTGGTTTATTTTATTATCACCACCAGGTTTAACATTACTAATACCCTGACCAGGCACGTTTAATTTACTACCATTAATCTTATTCCCCGATTTTTTTCTAGAAGTTAATCCCATGTGATGTTTTATTAATAAATATTATCTAACGCCAAATAACCAACCATACTTTTGATAATCTTCTCTAGACATGTTCTGACTGTTATACTGATTAATTCTTTCAGACATGTGCGGTATAACAGGATTAAATTCTAATTTTTTTGATGTTTGGTCATTATTATTAACCGCCCAAGCCTCAATCATCGCTTTAGTGTGCTCAACAACCTTAGTCAAATTACTAAATGAAGACTCGGCAACGTAAGTTGCCATAGCCACCGACATAATTAAATCGTCATGATGTCCTTTTTGGTGGTCAGGACGGCCATTAATGTAGATGAACGTATTCATTTCATTAAAAAGTCTTGAACTATAAATTTTAAATCCATGTCTCACCCCCTCTTCAAATGACGCGATAATTTGAACCCTTTTATTGTTAAAGTTAATCCCTGGTATTTTTTCATGTGCCTTGGCATCGTATTTCCACTTATTAGCCGTATCGACACCATCAACATATAAGTCTTTGTAACCCATTTCCTGTAATTTTCTTGATGTGGAAACACCCATCCCACCTGTAATATCAATTACAATAAAACATGAATACATGTTGGCCCATTTATAACAAATTTCCGCCATAGTATCTGGTGGTAATTTACCAACATATTCCGCAACCTGTTCTCTCTCATCAAAATCAATAATTTGAAAGGAGCTAAAATCTTCACTATCCCCACGAGATACGTCAACCCCCATAATGTATTTATGACCAACAACAGGTTCTTTCCAAATCCATAAAGCATTACCCATCATTTTATTCTTGGGTTCTGTAATAGAATTTTCTCTAATAGTTTGTAACATTTTAGAATCAAATACGTTATCACCTGAACCTAAGAAGTTACATTCCAACTCCTGAGATACTTTACGTTTATCATATTTTAATTTCTTAACCATCGCCTCAAACCAAGAAGAACAAGGTTTATAACCTTGGTCCATTAATTTTTTTAGTTCACTATAATCTCTTTCGGATGCTGGTATATGTGACCAACTAAGTATATCTTTTTCACTGTACTCTTCTTTATTTAAAAGATAGTGAATCATATCCTCGGTTTTAACTAAATATAAATCTTTTGTATAACGAGGGTCACGAAACCAATACATTTCAGTAATCCTAAAGTCATTCATGTTTCTTAATGCTTGGTCGTATATTTCATAATAAATTCGGTCATAACCATTTGGCGTTGAGACTACAATTACTTTACCTCCTGTAGATAGGGACGCCATACAAGCCGCCCAAAAATCACTGTCGGCCTCGATAAACGCCGCCTCATCAAATACAAGTATTGTAGGAGTAAATCCACGTAAGGCATCTTTAGATGTTGCAACGGCTTTAACCTCACTACCGTTATTTAATTTATAATGTTTTTGTGAGTTTTTTTCAACTGCAAAGTCAACCCCAACCCAACTTGGCCATTGACCAACAAAGGCTCTAATCTTGTTCGCCATTTCTAATGACGTATCAAGTTTATTAGCAATTATAAGAACTTTTTCGGGTTTATTTTTTTTAGCAAAAGAAAGTTTCATCGAAGCCCAAGCGGCGGTAACTGTAGATACTCCCGCTTGTCGATATTTTAGGGCGATGTTTTCGTTATAATTCTCGTAATCTTCAAGTAATGATGCTTGGTCAGGAAATAATTCTAATGGTACGTATTTAGAAACTGTATTGTCGTAGGTTTGTAGATAAGTTCTTAACGCGTATTTTACATCCTTATGACATTTTACGTACTCGATTAGTACCTGTTCTTTGGATAAATTTAACATGTTTCATTATTTTGGTCTCGATAATCCTAGTCCATTTAAGAAATCATCAAATCCTTCATCGTCATCTTCATCGTCACCGCCACTCAACGCTTCTTCCGCGTCATATTCTTTCAATTCAGTAACAATTTCATTAACCATCCTCTGAATAAATTGAGTTCCTTGTGGGTCACCTGAAAGTATAAGTTTAGCGACTCTAAAAAATTCTTCAGCATTTAATTTAGAAAATCTCATAAATAAGTAATGTTGGATGTGTTTCATATCTTCATCAAACAATTCGATTGGATAAGCTTGTAAGAATTTTTCCCAAAAAATTGGACCTAATCGAGAATCCCAAATTTCTGCCGGTAAAGTATCTTCAGCACTCATAATCATTTCTTGTTGTTTTGGGTCATCAGGTAAACCGTGAGTACCAAATATTTCGTAAATACCTTTAACTAATTCATGAATTAAAAGCGGGAATGTCATTGCTCTTGCTTTAACTGTTGGTGGGTCAGTTTCGGTATCAACTTCTGATTGTCCCATTTGACCACCACCGCCACCAGCCATTCCTTCCATATCAGGGAATAACCAATATGCGTGTTCCATTAAAGATTGTGACACGGTATATAAATTCATTAATCTAGAGTCAATATCATTAAGTTCTCTTGAAACTAAATTAAACATGTGACCGCCTTTAAACGCCGCACCTTGAATAAGTGAGTTAATAAATCTTCTTTTAGCTCTTTCTAAATCAAATGTTTCGGCGTCACCCATAAACTCTTCGATTTCTTCTTCGCTAGGCATTTCAGGTTCTTCTTTCATTCCTTCTGCCGCACCCATAGGTCTCATAACTAATTTAGCGTCAAACTGCATTGCTCCTTCAGGAATACCCATCTCTTTAATAACTAAATCAACGGCAAGTTGTTCTAAAACTTCTTTGTTTTCCATTTGAATTGATACAACTGTTTGTAACGATTGCATCGCGGTCATCATTAAATTATTTAATGGATTACCCCCTTGGATTACTCTGGTGTCACCCATGGCTCTTCTAACTTTATCTACAGAATCTTTAAATCTTTTTGATGATATTAATTCAATATAATCCTTATCCATTTTAGGGATTGCAGGAAAGTTATTGTAAGGCGTCTCTTTTGACGTAATTTTTCTTTCAATATTAGGTTCCATTCTTTCAGGCCCTTCATAATCAATAGGTGCTTCTTTTAAGTTATTTTTTAACTCACTTAAAAGACTACGTTCATTATTAGTTAACCCTTCACTAACTAATTTTTTTTCTAAAAATTTTTTAACTTTTAGGTTTTTTTCTGTATTTGGATTTAGACTCATTTTCTTACTTTAATTTAATTCCTAATGATTTAAATGACAACCAACTTGGTACCTTTTGTTTGGCTTTAGGTGCAGGTTTAACGCCTGGTTTAGGTAGGTATGGTGTTCCAGGTTTTGATGGTCTTGTTGGGGTATCAACATCAGGTCTAACCCCTGGTGTTGATGGAGCCGTTTTAGGGCCTTGTTCTTTAACTAAATTAAGGAATTCCCTTTTAGTCATTTTTGGTGTAATATGTTTTTCAACTAGTTTCATAATTTTTTTTTCTATTTCATTTTCACCAAAGGTAACGCTTGGAGACATGGAATTCAACTTATTTTTTACACCACCCGCATATGCCGCAGAAACTTTATTAACTAAATTATTTAAACCACTTTCTTTTGTTTCTGTTTTTTTCTTTTCAGGTAACTTTTTAAAGTTTGTTTTGTCAGCGAATTCTTCTGCCATTTTACACCATTTCTTTTGTTCTTTTGTTTTACCATCACCACATTTAGAAAAGAAATATTTTTGTTGTTTTTTAGACTCAAATTTTTCCGCAAGAGTTTTATATTCTTGTAATGAATCAGGGTCACCGTCACCTGTAGGTCCTTTTTGAACTGGGTCTTGAGTATCACCTTTCATTAACCAATTCATCTCAGAATCAGTGTCTTCTGTCATCTCAGTCTCCATGGGAGTTGCTTTCATAGTACCATCAGGTTTCTTTTCAACTTTATATCCCTTCCCTGTTGGGTTATTTGGTAAATCGCCTCCTTGAGCCCCTATAGTAACAATTTCTTTAGCAGGTTCAGTAGTTTTAGTAACTTGTTCTTTATTTTCTTTTTTAGACTCATTAAGTCTGTTAAACAAAATATCCACTTGTGATTCACTTAATCTAGTGACAGTGGACGCTTTCAACCCGTGTTGTATTAATCTTAATTGTTTTTGGTTAGTTTTCATAGACAACCTTTTTTTCAAATTCTAAAACGATATCACGTTCATATAATTTATCTTTGACTGTGGCCTCTTCGTCACCGAATTTAAACACTAATCTTTTTTGACGGTCAAAATCAACCTCGTCACTCTCATTCTCCCAAGCTAAAGCAATTACACCATCCATAGAATCCAACATTGAGAAGTTATCAGAATTTTGGATTACTGATAATGTAACTTGGTCATTTTTTAGAGTCCCTACTTTTCGTATGAATTCTAAATCAGGTGGTAGTGGGTAACCGTTAGACGGTTTTGATTCCCAGTTTTCCCCCCATATATTTTCTAAATTATCAGAAAATATAAATTCATATATGTTATCACCCTTATAATTAGGACCTAATTCATTAACATATATTAAATAAATCATTATAGTATCTGACCTTTAACAGTAACTCGAAATTGTTTATTGTTCATTTCAAACACTAAATTTTTGTGGTTTGTTTTTCCAACAAGTTTTGCGTTAGGATATTTAGACACTAACTTAGTTGATGCAACTTCTTGAGAAATACTTTCAGAAACAGTTTTAATTTTACTAATAGTTTTTAATTTATTTTCTTTAATTAAATTCTTTTCGTTTTCCTCAATTTTAAAGTATTTTTTTAATATATTATCAATTTTAGATTCGGTAAAAAGTCCTTCAATAACATCTTCCATGTGTTTACCATGTTTTGGATTAACACCTTTAATTTTTGAGTAATGGTTATGTCCTTCACCAACTTCTTCATATCCACCTTCTTCTTCATATCCACCTTCACCATATAAATTATCATCAAATTCTTGGTCGTCCATATCAAAATCACTTTCAGACATTTCACCGGTAGGCTCTTCAATACCTATTTCTTCACCGTCAGGTTCTTCCATATCCATTTCTTCACCACCAAATTCTTCGTCATCTTCAGCACCTTCAAGTTTATTTAAGATATCTTCTTTATCTTCTTCGTCTAAAGATTCTAAATTTAATGCCGATAATATAGAATTAACAACATATTTAATGTCTTTAGAGGTCATTGGTTCTTCATCTTCTTGAGAGTCTTGGAACGCTCTTAATTTCTGAGCTAATTTACCTGTCAATTTTTGAATAACTTTTAATGTTATAACTTCATCCTCTTCAGGTTGTTCCATTTCTTCACCTTCAGGTTCTTCCATACCTAAATTGTCCTCCATACCTAAGTCATCTGTCGGTGCGGGAGCAGGTGCGGGAGCAGGTGCGGGAGCAGGTGCAGGTGCGGGAGCAGGTGCAGGAGCAGGAGCTGTTTGTTCCTTAGTTTCCCCCATTTTTAAAATGTATTTTGTTGCCGCTTTTTCATCTACATCACTCTCACCAAATAATGAAACATTTGATTCATACCCTTCGTTAACATTAACTTCTTTAGCAATTAAGTTAAGGCGTTTGAATGCTTGTGAATAAGAAGAATAGTATTTTCTATTTTTCATTGGTTCTAAGTAATCATTTTTACCCGCAGATTCGGCTAGTGTTTTTTTAATCACATATCCGTTTTTTTCTTTAACAATTTGATAATTGTTTCCGTCAGATAAAGTCTTTATATACTCGATTGATTTATCTTCATTTACAGCTATCGGCATATTTTCATTATATCTAGAAATCTCAATGATACGGTTGATTTTGTCCATACCTTGTAATTTTTCACTTCCGATTGGTTTTAAGTTTCCCATTATTTTGTTTTTTTTAAAATTAATTTATATTATAAATATATTCAGAATCAAAAATGTTATCGTTCTAACATAATTCAGTCATTTATTTAAATCCTAATGCCGCCAATAATGGGGCTAACCAACTATTAACTTCTTCATCCTTTCCTTTAATATCTTTGGTAATAACCGTATTTTCTTCACTACCTTTGGTAATGACAGGATTCTCGGAATTTTTTTTATCGTCATTACTATCAATATTATAGTCAGTACTTGTTTTATTAGTAAAAATTTTTCCAGAATTTTTTAATAAACTTCTTATATGTTCACCATAAGGTAAACCTATGTGTACATGAGTCATTGTGTCATGACCAATCCATTCAGAAATAACCCCAATGTAATCACCAACTTTAATAGTATCACCAATTTTTAGTTTTACATTTTTAACGTGAGTGTAGAAAATATTGGGAAATCCCTCATCACCTTTAATTGATACTTGTGTTCCAAAAATTTTTCCAGAATTTTTTCCAGTATCTCTAATTTTAGTAACAGTACCGTTAGTATATGAATTAACAACTGTATTGGGAGGTGCGAAAATATCCCAAGCGTTATCTGATTGCCAATTACCTAATTTTCTACTACCGTGATTTTTTGGCCCGTTTTCTAAATCAGTTTTAAAATTACCTCCGATATTGGTGGATGATTCCTTCAGGGATAATTTTTTATCAATATAATTATCTTTATATTGATATAACTTTTCAATATACCCATTTCTTCTTAGGACTTTGAAAACTAAATTTTCATCCGAATATTCACCACCCTCTTCTAACCCACAAGTTCTATACTTTTTAAGTTTTTTCTTGTATTTGTCAATTATTTGTTTAGCCTCGTCAATAGACTCATCTTTAACATTTTCAATAACCCCATCAATAATTCTCATCCATTTTTTTGATTTGTTTTTAATCAATTCAAGGTCAATTTTAATATTTTCTTTTTTAGGTTTGTTTTCCCATTTATCAAATAAAACCGAGTATACCCCACTACTAAATGCTTCTGTGTTTTCATCTTGAACAAAACACTCAACATCATACCCAAACATATTTATATTATGTTTTTGGTTAAAAATAATTTTTTTCAAATCAAAAAATTCTAAATACAAATCTTTGGTGTTTTCAGAAAATTGATTAAAATTTACAACAATATGTAAATCTATATCTGAATATTTTGACCAATTATAGTTAACAAGAGACCCAATCATTATAACATCTGATACAACAATATCTACTTTTAAAAACTCTATAAACTCATAAGCAATCTGAAGTAGACGTGACCTAACTTTAGGTGACATTTTTTTTAAAGAATCATCCCAAATTTTAGGGTTTAATTCCTCTTGCACCTGAAAACTAGTTAATATACTTTTTAAATCGCCCATTAATAATAAATAGTCGAATATTGATAATAATTAAAGTTTAGTATATTTGAATTTTTTAGAAATTTCTGTGTTAAAAAATTTACCTTGTGATTCATTCATTCTAAATCTTGTGTAAACCTCATGAGGTACCGCATCATATTGATATTTCATACCGTTTTTAAATTCCACCACCATTAATTTGGTTTCGGTGTCGTACTCAGTTTTTACTAAGTTACTTGAGTCAATCTCATTAATAATCTTCGTCCCGATTATCTCTTCTTTTTTTACTGCCATTTTGTAAAGGTGTTTCTGAATCTATTATTTGTAATTTACCCCTAAGATAATCAACAAATTCATTGTGGTCAATATCAGGAAAAAAACTTTTTAATTCTTGGAATAATTTTGAATGTAAACTACTAAACCTTTGAAGGTTCTTCATAATATCTTGAGGGTAGTATGGTGGGCTTTTTAAATCTTTTTCTGACCATCCTTCTCTTTGAAAGGCCTGTCTAAGATTCTTATAGGTTTCTATAAGTTCTTCGTCGGCACCAAGAGTCTCAATATATTTGGTATAGTGTTTTATCATATTCATAAATATAACCAAAAATTAAATTTTTTAATTTAGATATTTTTCTTACCTTTGTTCCTGTAGTTGAAAATACAAAATTAATCCTTATAATTAACTAAAAACAAAATATGATAGAATCTGTGGACAACGGGGGGAAGAATAACCCACCTAAATCAATATCTGACTCTTCAACACCTGTGTTGGATAACTTCAGTAGAGATTTAATTAAATTAGCCGAACAAGGTAAATTAGACCCTGTTGTTGGTAGAGAGAGAGAAATTACGAGGATTGCCCAAATTCTTTCTCGTAGAAAGAAAAACAACCCTATTATTATTGGTGAACCTGGTTGTGGTAAAACCGCAATTGTGGAAGGATTGGCAATTAAAATTTTTAACGGCGAATGTCCAAGAAATTTAATGGATAAAAGAATTGTATCGTTGGATATGACTTCAATAGTTGCGGGTACAAAATATCGTGGTCAGTTTGAGGAACGTATGAAAGTAATTATTGAGGAATTACAAAACGCCCCAAATATCATTGTGTTTATTGATGAGATTCACACTATAGTTGGGGCGGGTAATTCATCAGGTTCTTTAGATGCGTCAAATATCTTTAAACCAGCACTTGCTCGTGGAGAAATTCAATGTGTTGGTGCTACAACTCTTGATGAGTATCGTAAAAACTTTGAGAAGGATGGAGCGTTAGAAAGACGTTTCCAAAAAGTTATTGTTGACGCTTCAACAAAAGAAGAAACATTAGAGATTCTTAAAAATGTTAAAGATAAGTACGAAACATTCCATAAGGTATCCTATACTGATGAAGTACTTTCTGTGTGTGTTGATTTGGCCGCAAGATATATCACGGATAGAGAGTTCCCTGATAAAGCGTTTGATATTATTGATGAGGTTGGTGCAAGATGTCAGGTTGAAATTAAAATGCCTGAGATTATTGAAAAATTAAAACAAGCGGCCACAGATGTTAAAATTGAAAAACTTGATGTTGTTAAAAAACAAAATTACGAAGAAGCTGCAAATTTACGTGATAAAGAAAAACGTATTCTTAATAAATTAGATGTTGAGAAGAAAAAATTTGAAGATGAACTTTTAGTTAAGAAGAAAGAAGTTTCTATTGAATTGGTTTATGAGGTTGTTTCAAATATGACCAAAATCCCTATCAGTAAACTAAATGCGGATGAAACTAAATTATTGTCTGAAATGGAGGCAAACTTATCTGATAAAGTTATTGGGCAATCTGAGGCGGTTATGAAAATCGCTAAGTCAATCAGACGAAACAGATTAGGCATCAAAGACCCTAATAAACCAATTGGTTCATTTATTTTTCTTGGTTCAACAGGTGTGGGTAAAACCTACTTAGCAAAACAATTAGCAAAACAAATGTTTGGTAGTCAGGAAAATATGATTCGTGTAGATATGTCTGAATATCAAGAAAAACATAGTATCTCAAGATTAATTGGAGCACCTCCAGGATATGTTGGTTATGATGAAGGAGGACAATTAACCGAACAAGTTAAAAACAAACCTTACTCAGTAATTTTGTTTGATGAGATTGAAAAAGCAAACAAAGACATATTCTCAACATTATTACAAGTGTTGGATGACGGTCATCTAACTGATGGTATGGGAAGAAAGATTAATTTCAAAAACTGTATTATTATTATGACATCAAATGTTGGGGTTAAGAAACTACAAGATTTTGGTGCTGGAGTAGGGTTTAAAACTAGCTCAAGTTCTTACGTTGAAGAAGAACAAAAAAGAGAAGTTTTGAAGAAAGAGCTTAAGAAGTTTTTTGCCCCTGAATTTTTAAACCGTATTGATGAAGTCATTATTTTTAATTCATTAGTGAAAGAAGATGTTAAAAAAATTGTTAAACTTGAGTTGAGTGTCTTATCAGAAAGATTAACGGGTCTTAAATATAATATAATATTTGATGACTCACTTGTCGATATGATTTCTGAGGTTGGGTTTGATGACATGTATGGGGCTCGTCCATTGAAAAGGGCTATTCAAGATAAAATTGAAGACTTTATATCGGAAGAAGTTCTTAAGAGTAACATTCAAGAAAACACTAAATATACGTTAATTAGTGAAAATGGGGATGTTAAATTTAAAGAAGTGAAGAAAGTTACACGAAAAAGAAAAGGGGTTGAATAACCCCTTTTTTTATGTTCATTAATAAGTAAAAAATAACTCCACATTATACGTTTTGAATTTGAGATTCAAATAGTAAAATAGAGCTCATAATGATTAACTTTATCGTTCAATTTTAATAACTTTATCGTTCAATTTTAATAAAAAATGAGCTTGAAATAAAGGTAAAATGAGCTTAAAATTAATGACGTAGGAGTTTTTTTAGTCAAATAAATAACTGTATCGTGGTTTTGATTTGAATGGGTATTTTACGTTACCCAATTTTTCAATTAATTCTTTACCCGTTTTAATTCCGTTATAAACATCCTCAATAACCACATATTCTTCTCTTGTGTGGTAATCATAGTACCCAATTGAGAAGTTAATACATGAGAAGTCAAATGTATTCTTCAATGCGTAAACATCGGTATATGGGTGAGACTGATATTTTCTGTCAGGATTAAATGTTTCGGTTAATACCTCATCACACGATTTAAAAAACTCGGTGTCTCTACCAAATAACTGAACACCCATACAGAACTCACTAACCATCCAATTCTCAGGTGCATCAAATTGAATTCCGTACCCTACGTTCTTGAAGAAATCTTTATCGGCTTGTTTTGAACCGTGACAACCTGTTTCTTCAGAAACAAAAAATGCTGCTTTAAGATTTGGTAATTCTTTTAATAATTCTAAACATGCATAAACGCCACATTTATCATCACCACCAATTCCTGTTGATTGTCCTAAATCGTTGAACGCTTTTAAAGATGGTTTAATTACTCCCTGAGCGTTAGGTAATTCCATTTCTTTGACGTTTATAACATCTAATTGATGTACGGTGTCAGTATGGGCAATAACACACGGGAAAAAGAAATCTTCAGTAATATCCTGAGATGTTTTAGTTGCGTAAATGTTTCGGTGTTTGTCAACTTGAAATGGTATTTGGTTTTCAGTTAACCAATTAACTAAAAACTCAATCATTCGGTCTTCCTTATATGTCTTTGTTGGGACCGACAAAACGTCCTTTAGTAATTGATAGTTTCTCTCCATAGGCCAAAGATAAGTAAATTACTTGACTTTGACAAATTTATTTTCAAATAATTCCGATTGATGTAAAAGTTGGTCAAAGTCTTCAAAATCATAACTTCTTTCTTCTCCACGATACCCACCTTTTAATGAAACCACAACATGGACTTTATTTGTTTTTGGGTTCATTTTAACTATTTTAAAATTTCTTGATTCGTCTTTGGGTAATTTGTAATTAGTTTCCATATCGTACTTACTTAAAATTTTTGACGCATTATCTGAGAATTTTTTAATATCCTCAAATTCGTCAGAGTCTTCAAGTTTAGTAAACATATTATCTAATTGCCAACCACAAGTACGATTAAATGATTCATCATCAAAATCAATACAATCTTGTTCATAAGAATATTCTTCCCATCCACCAATATTGCCTGATTTATGTCCAATATCACTTAAAACCTCACTAACCGTTAAATGTCTTTCTCCCGTCATTGAATATAAAGATAATAACACCGATACTGTCGTCACATAACTATAAAAACAATTTCCCATATTGAATATTCCATAATTTTGGAAAAAATTACAACAGTCGTCTTCCATCATCTTACGGGCACCTCGTTCTTTACAGTTATTTCTTTCTGACAACCAATCAGACATAATTTCCTGAGATTCACGTTCAAATGTTGTTAATAATAAACTAGACGATTTTTCCCATTCTTCATCATTTCGTAATTGTGAAAGTTCTGGTGATAGTATTTTTAAAATTTCTTTTAATTTAATTAGGTTTTCATCATTTAATTCACGTAATAAATAACCTCTTTTCCAATCCTCATCAACAAAATCTCCACTTTCAAAATCGTAGGACTCATAATTAGAATATACGTAATTTGCAAACCAAATATCTCCATCAGATAGGTCAAATAATTTCCAATAATCCTCATAATTGTCAAATTTTAATTTAACTCTACTCTTACCCGGTGTTTGTTCATTAAATTTGATGTCATATACGATTGGGTCAAAGTTATTAGCGTCCCAGTTATTTACCTTTTGACCATTTTTAATTTTCAATAACAAATCATATATTTCACTATTTCCTCTAATATCTTGGACATAGGGTTTTAAGTACGGATACTTAAATGTGATGTTATCGTAACTTTCAAGTTTTAATTCAATACCTGAATAGTATTCAAGTTCACCGTCTGTAGGTTTGTATAGTGTATATATATATTCAGGGCCAGGATTAAATTTACTTACGGCAAAAAATAATTCACCATGACTAAAATCTCGGTCATATAATTCAGTAACTTTTGGAGGTCCGTAATATGTGGCCGCGTTCTTGTTGAACACCTGTACAAATACAACATACTCGTTTTCAAATATTATTTTAGCATTTTTTGAATCTTTCACAAATATTTATTTACATATAAATATAAAATAGTTTGGTAATTAATAAGACTTTACTATCTTTGTACAAGAAATAAGTTCTTTAAAATATGGGGGTAACTTGGAATTGACTGGCATTGTTAGTTATTCGGGGCACGCAGTGAGATGTATCCTTTCACTTAAATCTACGGATGTAAACAGTAAACGGAAACGTTTTAAACAAAATGGCGACAATCGGATTAATCCGTGAAGACGCTGCGGTAGTTGCCTAACATATAGGAAACAACCATACGGGTCGGTGGACATACAACCTAGGAACAGAAGTCTTTACAAGGGTGGAAAAATGACTGAACCCAAAATTGAGTCATCCATTGGTTGTTAGTTTACGATGGTGAAGAACGAACTAACTATTTTTGGAACATTAGAAAATGTTATCCTAAGCGTGTAGTCCTTAATAGGTAAGGTGTACAACACGAGGGTTCGAACCCCTCTACCTCCACTAATTAAACCTCATCTTAAAAAGGTGGGGTTTTTTTATACACATAAATTAAATTACAAAACTTTTTTTAAAATAAAAAAACCCCAAGATTATTGAGGTTTGATTAAAAATCGTATTCTATATATTGGGTAATTTTAAAAAGGGCTGAGAATACACCGTTTTGTGAGAATCTTTAGAAGGATTATTGTTTCCCTTCATTTCCACCATCTTTTGAATGGTAATCCTCATCGCCGATTGGTTAGACCAATCACTTCTTAAGGTTTTAACTACTCTATTACTACTCTACTCTC